TAGGCAAACCTAAGTGGGATAGTAAAGAGTTATGGAGTAGGCATGTTGCAACTCCTGATGGGTGGGCTTTTGTTATACCTATGGATGAAAGTTCTCCTTCACACAACGGGGCTGTTGGTTACCTATACAATAATAAGATTACAAAAACAGAGGATGCTAAAAAAAATTTTGGGCAAATTTTTGACGTAGAGGTCAAAGGTCAGAAAACTTTTAATAATTATATGCATATGAATCCTATTGATGATAGAGTAATACTTCAAGGTAATAGACTATTCTTTTTAGAACCAATGGAGTCTACTGCAACAGAAACTTACTTAGAGTGGGCACGTCGTACGTTTCGTGTTATAATAGAAGGAGAACTCACTAAAGATGATGCCATTAAGGGGATGAAGAAGTACATAAAACAAATTCAGAACTTTATTCTATGGCATTATCAATTTGGATCTAAGTATGACACACCTTTCTGGGAACATGCTAAGAATATTATCTTTCATGATCCTCTCTTTGATAAGTTCCTTGATAAGGCTACTGCATTAAAGTTAGAGGAATGTGAAGAGGTATCCTACAGTGACTATAACAGTGGTGTTACTTGGAAAGGTGATGGTTATAGGGAAGCAAGTCTTGCTTATTCTGTATGGCCTTTGATGAGTTTCAAAAATTGGCATGAGGGTATGACCCTATATAAAGGAGAATGAAAATTATGAAATGGTTGAAGGAGGAGTTTACGAAAACGCCTGGCTATATGAGGGTAAACCTTTCACTACTGATGATATTGGCGACTTCTTCGGTTTTGTCTACAGGATTACAAATCTCCAAAGCGGTAGGCAATACATCGGAAGAAAGTATTTCTACCAGAAACGTAAACCCACTGGCGGTAAGAGAAGAGTTACAAAAGAGTCTGACTGGAAGCGGTACTACGGAAGCTCTGAGGAACTTAAACGAGACGTTAAAGAATTTGGCAAACAAGTATTCCGTAGAGAAATAATTTCACTACATATTACTAAGGGGTGGGTCAACTATGAGGAGACCCGTCAACTCTTCCTCAACAATGTTCTAAGTGAGGATGAGAATTATTATAACTCAAACATCTTAGGACGCTATATGAAAAAGGATTATTACAATGAACAACGTACCAGATAAGGTAAAAGATCAAATAGATAATCTACTAGAGTGGCATCAAGATCGTTGTGATACATTAGTAGCAGATAAAAATTATGAAGATATGTATGCACTTTATATGGAGTGGCATGAATGGATCGAAGAAGAAGATCCAAGTATCATGGTGATAGGCATTTGGGATGAAGAGAACAGACCTTGATTACCTTTATGAATGGGCAACACGAACAGATTTTCCATTACGGAGAGCTCCAACTGCTGTTGGTTATTCTAACAAGGATATATATTTCTGCTGGTTGAAGGCACAGAACAAAAATGGTGGCGGGGTAAGACGTTCTGTTGTTGAAGACGAGAGAGCAGCAAAGATCTTAGACAGTCCAGAGGTATGCTTTGCAACTGTATCGTTGTTTGAGCCTGGCACAGAACTAGGACCACATAAAGATCCACCAGTATACGGAATTCATTACAGACGAATACAAATACCATTATACATACCATCCAAAGATTGTTATATGATTTGGAGAGGACGAAAAATCTTTTGGAAAGAAGGAGTACCTCAAATTTATGACGTTATGGATCATGTGCATGAAGGATACAATTATTCTGATGATGATATGTTATTTCTATTCGTAGATATTTTTAAAGACAAATGACAACAGTAACTTGCACTAAATGCAACAACACAATACAGTCTAAACACGAGCATGATTATAAGATGTGTGGTTGTGACAACCAGACATATGTTTGTGGCGATACGTATGGTGGAATGGACATGAGTTATGTCGTAGCATTGACTGAACCAAGAGAGGAAGCAGAGATCCCTAGACTAGGGACAGAAGCACCGAAGAGAAGAAGAACTCGAATGATTGATGTAGATATTAGATGAGATATTATAAGGACATATTAGATCCATCTTCCATCGTCAACCTCAGGAATGAAGTTGAAATGCTGAGAGATTTTCAAGGAAATTATTGGTTAGGTATTCATGATGAGCCTGAAAATACTCTTGAGAAATATATTCAAGATTCATTTGATTTCTATCTATCAGATGAGTACCCTAAGGTTATAGGATTTGAATGGTGGTTTCATATCATGGACAACCCGACTGAAATGATAGCACTACATGCTAGTCATGATGAGCACCATAGGATGAGGACTGCACAGATGAGATACCCATCATGCACCACTACTACTTTTTTATGCAACCATCTTAACCCTTCTGTTATCCTAGACAGTTATGTGGGCAAACACGAAAATGAACTAGGACATTTCCCTCCAACTGAAGCGGTTTATACAGTTCCAGTAGAGGGTTCATTTTTAACACATAAACCTTACTATATACACGGAGTCTTCCCAGGCGATGACCTACCTAGAATTACTCTAGAGTATGATGTATGGGAAGAGCAACCAGAGAACAGAAGGAGACTTGGTATCAAGTCATCTATCTTTGATTGTCACTTTATGAAGCAACCTGTCACCGAACCAATACTATGGTTAGGTCAAACAACGAGCTTGACATCTACGGTTCCATCGAGTAGAGTGTCTCTTAAACGTCCCACATATTTTAACGAAGGAGATTTTTGGAGGGTAATTCAATGATTGAAATACAAGAAGAAGAACTTAAACAAAAAGAAGATCACTATACCAAGTTAGCAGAGGATGGTGAACCCATATTAGTCACCAAATCTGATGGTAATAAATATCTCATGGTTCCTCAGAAACCAGATGATATGAGACATCTATGGGATCATGATGACGGAGCATAAATAATTAAAAAGGTTTTATTAGATGGACTGGCTACCACACATTGTAGTTAAGGCAGACGCAGACGCAGTGCCTTCAACTGCTGCATCAGCATTAAAGACATTTGACATTGGTTTCCCAAGTCATAAAGCAACAGTGCATTACGTTGGTACATCACCTGCAGTCAGAGCTTTTTGTGAGAAGTGGTGTGCTGAAGGTGGACATAAATTTATATCATACTCTCAGAGTGTAAGACAATCCAGACTACACTACATGATTTGTAGAAGTAGTAGACTACCTGTTGTACTGATCAGAGGTACAGCAGTTTTTTATGGTGACATGAGTGAGTACTCCTTACCTAGCACTAAAGTGTTTGGTGGATTTATATTGCCGACTGTTGCTGCACAACCAATCAACGATAAGAAAAAAGTAATTAGATTATCATCGGTAGATAAAACTATTATCTTCTGCTCAAGTCCTATCAAAGCAATTAATATTTTAAATGAGATGACAAAGTTTGATCGTCCAGACACTGCAGCAGAAGCTACAGGTGCTAAGAAATGGGATGGTCAGACTATAGTAATGAACGGTGAAGTATATCAACAGGAGAGTGGGTTCTTTAATATGATATACCATTGGGATCCATCATTGTTCTCTAAGTTTAATTCAAAAACATTTGGAAACTATGAGACTATACTACATGGTAACAGTGTATCAACAGTGCATGACGCATTAGTAGACTTACCAGAGCAAGAAGAAATAGTACTCAGTGGTATTAACTCTGCACTCAATGAAAATTATGATGAACTTAAAGGTGCTATGAAGAAAGCCCTTGACAGTTTGACACCTTACGTGGTAAAGTAGCTACATAGAATTAGTCACAATAATATAATGGCTGATGTAAAGAAAGAGGAAAAGAAAGGTCCTCTAGGTAAACTCAAAGAGGTAGCTGAGGATAAGGAAGAGCAACTTCAATACTTAGCAACACTAATAAGAGTGATAGTCCTTGTGTGGTCCGCAGGAATCTTGACGTTAAATTACGTTAAAATACCAGGCTACGAACGAGGAGAGAGAATTGATCCGACCTTTATAGCTTCGGTCTTCACAGGAACTTTAGCTACTTTTGGCGTGTCCGCTGGAGGTAAGAAAAAGAAAGATAGTGAAGGTGGTAGTGCTAACATATCTAAAAAAGATATGGAGTTTCTTATTGCTAAGGCATCAGAGACTGCACCTGCTCAAACCATAAGGATTGAATCTGGTCCTGTTAAAATTGTCCCTGACACAAAGTAAATCATGCAAAAAATTATAAATGCG